CTTTTAACAGCCTGATTCTGGTTATCAGTAGTCTGTTTGTTGGCCTGAATAAGCTGATTAAACAGCTCCTTCTGATCGGCACTTTTTTGTGCCATATACCTAAAAAGAAAACCTACAAGGCCGCCGCTAACGAGACTTATAAGTTCAGATGAAAACATAATATTACTTTAACTCTTTACCAATACTATAACCTAGCCGTCCGCCAGATGCCGCTCCCAACAAAGGTAAACCAAGAGCCATCAAAAGGCTGTCTTTCTCTATTGCTTTATTCTTAAGTCCTAAGCGATACGCACCATAACCCAATACTCCTCCTAAAAGAGCTCCAAGAGGGGTTCCAATATAAATTGGAAGATCCCGATCATCAATAAAATCACGTAAAACTTCTTTTAAAGGCTGCTCAGATTTTTTCTCAAGCATACGTTGAATATTGTTTGCTACTTTAATCATTTTCAGATGAAAACATAATATTACCTTGACATACCTCTATTTAAATAATCAGAATATTGCTCTGATATAGATCTAGGGGATAAAACTTGATCATAACCTTGTCCGTCTGCTTTATAAAACGGGAAAGACGGCATGAACGGTTCTTTTTTGGTCACAGCTTGGTATGTGTATGGCCATGGGACTTTGGATTCTTGATAGCTGTAATGAGGAGTATAACTTCCATCGCGTGCGGTGGCGAAGGCCTTGCCGCCGCCGCTGAAGAAGCCGGGTATAAGGTTTCCAATCGGGAACATTGCTCTAAATAGCATTTCTTGATTTCTGGTATGTGGATTATTCAGCCCATGCATAGCAGGAGTTTCGCGAACTACTCTTCCGCCACGCCCTCTTGCAGGCGCGGGTTGTGTAGAAGGGCTATAAGGCGTAGAAGGGTTATTATGTTGTCGGTGCCAACTAAGTAAGGTATTTTGAAACGCAGCATAATCCTCAGGGCTCATATTACCCGTATCGGTCGGCGCGACTCCGTACCCGCCGTCCGCCACCAATTCCGCAAAAAAAGCTTCTGGTACCATACTCGTTGCTGGAGAATTTCCGTAAGAATAGTAAGCATGCGGAGTTCCTGCGTAATGAAGATTAAAAGGATGATCAGTTCTTAGTGTTGCTGCTTCCTGTGATGGATTGTTAGCGCTCTTTACTAAACGTTGAAGATTGTTTGCTACTTTAATCATTTTCAGTTGAAAACATAATATTACTTTAACTCAGACTTTCTTCTTAATTGATCTACGGTTTTTGGCCGCCCATTAGGCTTATGTTTCCTGCGGCCTGAGCTCTTTCTTTGCTTCTCGCATCCTCTGACTCCTGGCGCTGCTGCTCACGCAACCTATCCATATAAATTTTATAAGCAGATTCAAGCTCTTGACTTGCAAGATTTGCTACTTGAGCATCGCTTGTCGGATTCCTTGCAGTAATGCCTAGAGGATTATAACCTTCGACATACTGACCGCCCTCCTCTGACCCCAATGGATTGTTTCTTACATCGTATGCTGCGTGTAAGAAAGGGTTCGTGAGTCCGCCTGGCATTACTTCCCATGCCCCCTGTCGTTCCGCTTCCTGCCAATCTTTAATATCCCGCCAATCGTTACCCGATCTTTCTGCCAACATCGCGTTTTGCGCCTTTAAGTAGTCATTATACCTCTGGTCATGGTAAAATCCGTAGAAGGGAGCTTCGTATAAATTACTGGGCCTGTGATCATTGTTTTGCCATCGTGGGGGGTAGCTCTGCGGATTTGCTTTTATCTGGTCCAAAATGCCCCTGGGTTGAATAGCTGGCTGCGCCTTTGGACCGCTAGCCGATCCGATGGGAAAAGGAGAAAGTCGGCGCCAACTGTCTATTGCACTATAACGCTCCTCTGGAGTCATTTGTCCAAAGGGTATGACATTTCTACTGGCACTAGCCAATTGTGTTTGTATTTGTTTTGGATTCATGTAATTTCCAACCCCAGAAGTATTTAAAGCCATAGCAAAATCTTCAGGACTATTAAAACTACTTGGTTGTGAAAATACACCAGGATTTATGTAATTAAGAGCTTGAATCTGTTGATACCGCTCTGGACTCATACTTTGAGGATAAGTTCCGGGAGTGTGAAATCCGCCTAACCCAGGACTATGCATTATTTGAGGTTGCTGGGCAAGCATACGTCGAAGAGGACTGTACCTCATTTGTGAATTCGCGGCGGCTTGCTTGGTAAGCATATTTTGAATATTGTTTGCTACTTTAATCATTGTGTATCTATCTTAATAATTAATATTTAACAGTTACAATCCCACTTACGCAACGCCTTGTTGATACGAGAGTCGGGATCTCGTGAGGTCTCAGAACCAGTTCGCTTAGCCTTCATGCCACACATGCGTGAGCAGAAGCTGCTACGACGCTTGGCCTTGGCAGGGCTCTTGTCAGCCGCCGCAGAGCTCACTGGAGCCTTTAGGTTGCCCCCAGTAGCTTTGTTGTAGCTAGCTCGGCCTTTGGCGTTAAGGCCACCCTCTGGGTTCTTACCCTCAGAGCGAGTCCATGCCTCAGAGGCAGTTTTGCACTCTTCGCAATCGTAGTCTGCTTCGTCCATACTGCAAGCAGCGCACTCCTCTGCAATCTTTTGCATGAGGTAGTGACGTAATAAAGAGTATTGAGCTTGTTTGTTCATTTTGTACTCTTAGTTTGAGTTTGTTCTAATTGGTTTATGACATCTGGATGAACTTGAAATTTTGGCTGCGCTACAAAGAGAGGCAAGTTTGTTACCTGAATAGAGTTGAGGGAATTAGCAATAGCCTGCAACATTTTGACATTAGCTTTTGCTGTAGACTCTTCTAGAGCCGTCTGTATGCCTTTACCTATATTGGTGGCGCCTATACCTGCGCCAAGACCAGCACCTGCAAGTCCACCCAGGCTCATGCCCTGTAAAGCTCTACGTAAATATTGAGCCTCTTCTGGTTTGGCAAAGAAGGCCTCTCTCAGCAGTCCACCGCCAGCACCTAACCCAGCGCCAAGTAAACCACCAGCTCCGGCACCAACCAACGCCCTAAGGCCTTGGAGTCCGTCAGAGTTAGCGCCTTCAAATAAGGCTGCTTGCTTGTATTGTTGGTAAGGTTGCATAATAGTAATTATAGCAAATGACAATATTTAGTTCCAAAAAAAACCAGTAGTGACGTTTGCTATGTTAGAGTATTACTTGAACAGAGTATACACTATTAGATAAGTATTATAAATAGAGCACGATATTACATAGCAAACGTCACTACTGGTTTTTTAAGAAGAGATTTACGGTATTTAAAATATACATTATTTCTGTATGTTTAGGTACAGTTACTTAGCAATGCCCTGTATGGTGTTGCAAAGAAGCATACAACGCTTTAAACATTAAAATAAAACAATTCCTGAGGATTAGCTCAGGAATTGCAAGGATATAATGAGATGCCAACGAGGCACCTCTACAAACTATATGCATGACGCATCCTAACTTTTATGACAGTTAGGTGCAAGTCCATCCATTGTAATAAATACAGTTGATATTGATTAGACATTGTCTTCAGAGAATAAATATTAATATCTAAAAAAAAAGCAGGGGGCTTGGCCCAGGCCCCCCGCTTTTTACTACAAGATAGAACCATTAGAAATTACTACCGGAGTAGTCGTACAAAAAGAGGGGTGGCAGACTAAGAAGTCTGCCACCCCCAAGTGGAAACAAATGCACCGTAAGTGACCCTACAGAGGGCCTTCTCCCATCATATGCTTACTAGCATGTATGGGTGTAGTTGGTGTGTTGTGGGCGTTTGGCGCAGAAAGGCCCAAAAGAGTAGAAATATCTGACTCTAACATCGGTCGATAGCATTTAATAATTAAACGCATTCGATTTAAAGCAAGAGGAGTAGGCACTGCTTTTAACCCATCTTCCTCTAATATCATCGAACTGATGTCCAGGTTCTTACTCACCAATACCCTCAATCCAGGCGTTGCTAGAGCCTGATCAATAAACTGATGATTAATCAAATGCCAGCCTCTCGAACCTTCTCCGTGGTTAAGTGTGAGACAAATAAACATTACTTTGCCTCCTTAAGGTGCTTTTGCACCTTGGTCCAGTAAGCTTTAGTGGCAGACTTACGATGGCCTTTGGGACCACCATTGTGAATTCGCGCTCGCTCCTCCCACGTGGCATTCTTAGGAGCGTATCTGTCCATGTATGCTCGGATTATTTTCCTAGCATAGATGGGGTCTTTAACCGCCTCATAGCCCTGAGCTTTTAGCTCAGGTGAGCGCTCAACGGCATCCGCCCAATAATCGTACCAAATTTGATACGCACCAAGGGCCTTGCCATTATCGCCAACAGCGGTGTTGGGATTCTTTTCTGCACCGGTCTCCACCTTTTGGATTGCATCCAGAAAGGTGTCCCAGGTCTGAGCCTGGGCGGGGACAGCGACATACAGCAGCATCGCTACGATAAGTTTACCTACAGGTTTCATTGCATTTGTTTCCTGTGTGTTGAGAAAAATACCTGAGGGAACGCCCCACAGGCAAAAACCTAAAATCCGAACTTATTGGATTTTAGGCGAACAAGAGAGAATGACTTTAGCAAAGGAACCCTTGCCCGGATCGTGAAATCAACGGGCAAGGGCATTCCGGGGGACTATAGAAGCGCCGCCCCCTCTTGCGGATGGGGCCCCAGCAGCGGGGTCTGTGGAGTCTCTGAGCGACAGAGAACAGCGCTGGCAGGATCAGGCCGCAAGCCCTACCTGGCCGAGTTTTGCTCTAAACCCTCGCTCAGATTGTGAAATCAACAGGTGAGGGTATTCGAGGTATTCTACAAAATGGGCCGGGTGGGATTCGAACCCACGCCGGATCGATTATGAGTCGATGGCTCTAGACCGCTGAGCTACCGGCCCCATATTTGCTCGCTCAGTAGCCCGCCTCAAAAGAGGACAATCGAAACTGTCTTTATCACCAATAAGTCGTGCTGTTTTGTTGTTTCTGTGATGTCCATTGATTAAACATATGCCATCTATTCATTTTTTTCAGTCGATTGGAGATTGAGACATTTAACTTATGCAACTTAAGAGCCGATATACGACTCTGTTGAAGGTCCTCCAATATCATGCGTAGATTCTTGAGCTCAAGAAGATTATCAGTGGAGGGATTCTCTCGACACTCGTTGCCCCTGATAACCATTTCCATATAGTCAATCTCTGCACAGAGAATATTGTATGACTGATAGGTATTTTTGAGAAGCTTTTCACTCATGTTGATTCTCCTGAAAAGACGACACACCAAACAATCCGTATTACACGGTACATAAGATCACCACACCAAAGAAAAAGCACACTGTGGGTTTCCCCACAGTGTGCCCATGTAAGGTCTCATATTGTTCCTCAATTCTAACAAAGGTAGGGACCCTGAGCTACATCTGTCAGTTAGTCATGAGTCTTGTGAAACTAGGGCACACCGAAGTTGTTTCACTTCTTCGTAGCCCTCAAGCTGTGACTAGAGTAACCTTAATGTAAATTCGTAGATTTACATAAACGCACTATGCCTAATACCTATTTATACTCGCATAGTCGAGTAGAGGTTCTTCCTGCTGCAGCAGTTCTCCTCTTGAGAAAGTTTGAAAACCCACACAGACCTGTCGATCTGTGTGGGTTACTGTTTAAACCCACATGGTTTTGTCACAGCCGTTGAAGTGGGTTAAGTCTTCAGCTGAAGTGGGATTAAAAACCCACACCCACACAGACCCGTCGATCTATGTGGGTTTACTGTGCTGATACCCGCACAGCATTGCGTTTTGGCACACAACAAGCCGTTGATTTGCAATACATGGGCAACAAAAATCAACGAAAGATGCCCACCATTCAGGTGCAGGGAAGATTATTCTTCCTTTCGGCAAGTAAATCTTTCTGCACCCTATCGTCGAAGAAAAGCCCACACAGACCTGCCGATCTATGTGGGACGCACGATTTAACCTTTTTCTCGTTCTTTCACCTCAACCGTGCTACAGGTTACTAGAACTCAGATGCGAATCTTTGGTACGCACCTCCCACCAGTTACTAGATAGGCTAGCCCACCTAGTTGCTACAGATGACAATAACTGGAAAAATCGTCTGCCGTTTGGATGCAGAGTTGTACGGACTCTGGCATCCTATTATGGTCGGGTAAGAGCTATTAGCGGGGGATATATCATATTACCATGTATATTGGGGTATTTTAGTCCCCATAATCCTCATCAAATTGATCAAAATAATCCACATTTTCTTCTGCTGATTCATCTGTATTAAAGTTAATAGCAGGATTTACTCCAATATTGTTTGAATACCGAAGTTGTGCCTGATGATAATCCTGCTTTTTAATATAAGTAGATATGACAATGTCAGTATACGGGAAGCAGTTTTCTTTTTTTCGTCTACCCATTAGTTCATACCTAAATTAAAAGCTCTGATGAACTCTTTATAAATCATATTAACCTGCATATTGTCTTTATTTAGCTCGTGAATTTCCACCTAAATTCATCGTTTCAACGAACGGATCGCCATCAATTACAACGCCGCAGGAGACAATTGGCTTTTTAAGAAACGCAGCACCGTATTGCATACTCCAATGATTGCGATCAACGCCGCAACCAACGTTCATACCCCAAATCTTTGCAGTAGGCCCAGCCTGATACCATATACCACAGGCACTATGGTAGTGACCAATGACAGTAGGCTGCAATCGCATTTTGGCTGCGCTAAATGCTGGGTGTTGACCCCCACAGCCTTCTCCGTGATAATAGTAAACGCCGTCTATTTCAATGTGCTCTACCCATCTCCAGGCGTTAGTAGAGTATAAATCGTTGAATCCTTTAAGGTACATCTTAGGAATACCCATTTTAGCGTTTAGACGCAATACGCGTATATCGTGGTTGCCTATTGTAATAACGGCATTGGGAAACTCCTTATAAAGTTTTTGTATTTGATTATAGGCCTGGGAGTATTCTTCCTTTGCTCCGGGATTATCAGGATGCTTGTCGTGAAAGCTAATGCAGTGGTGGTCCACTACGTCACCCACATGTATAACTTTATCTGTCTTCCATTTTTTGGCTACACTTTTCAGAAACTGCACATAACTTTTGTGCATGGCGGGAACATGGGTATCTCCTATCACCAGTACTCTGCTCATGAGTTCTCCTATTGCTGCGGTATGCAGCGACAGGATCATAAGCACAATACTTTAGAGCTGTCAACTTCCGATACCTAAAAAAAAACACACCAGGAGTTTTTCCTGGTGTGTTCGGGCAGGTTTTTCTTCAGGCAAGTTACCGCCTAGAAGGTTGACAAGAAATCAGGGCTTGGAGTGCTCGTTCGGCCTCTTGACGCAGCTTAACTCTCTGCTCCAGTGCAGCACGCAGAATTGTCTCTTGTCGAGTACATTCCGCTGCCTGCGCAGTCAGCTGCATTTCAAGGTCCTTCATCGAGGCATCCCAAAGCCTTGGCGCTACCGCCAGCGTTCCCGTCACTACTGCTTCATCCATTTTCATGGACTCCTTTCAAGACCCATATTGTTTTGGCAATCCATTTACGCAATGGAATACCTATGGGTCTTTTATGTCATTATGTGGCAAATCAACATTTTTGCAATTAAGCACTTAAGGCAGGTTAAAAAGCCCCGGGAGATGTTACTCTCCCGGGGCCCTCAAAAAAGGATGCCTGTGGAAGTGTTACTCCTGCCACCACCACTTCAAGGTTTGCCAAAAGCTTGGATTAGCCAAAGCTTCGACAGCCTTCTCATCAGCGAGGCGTTCTTGTTGAATTGTTTCCAGAACCAACGCATTTTGCGTTTCTGAATCCAGCTCTGAATACTGCTGATTCAACAAGATGGTGTACTCAGGGATATGAAGAGTTTCCTGATCCAGGACAGCCCGGGTGTGGGCTTCCTGCAGGCGGTTCAAAGCGGCGATCTTTACAACCAAGACCTCCTGATTCTCCATGTTTGCCTGAGAGAAACCGGCAGCGAGCGTATTGCCAAAGCCTCTAGGAGTCTCAACTTCATTCCCGCTATAAACTGGAACGAGGTTTGAGAATTCCTTTGCCGCCTTGAGAACATACGACTGCGGTTCCTTGGGCTGCGAAGTAATAGGCTGAGGCTGTTTGTTGTTCTGCGAAGTAATAGGCTGAGGCTGTTTGTTGTCCTTCGGTGGTTCCTTGGACGACTCCATCGCTCTCAGCGTTACCAGCGCATCTGCCAGTGAGCTTTCCACTCGGGCAAGGGTAAGCTTGTCCGACAGTGTCGTGGCTGACACCTTAGCTGCTGCTGCCGCTGCGAGCTCTGTGCTCACCCTTTGGAACATCAGCTGATGCTGATTGTCCTTGTTGGTTTCGGCACTACAGCTGCGGGCCTCGACAGCCAAACAGGCTGCAAAGGCTAAAACGCTACTAAAAACACAAATCATGATACTTTTCACTTGTTTCCTCTTTCTTGGAGGATCTACATTATTTTGGCGATCCAGCAGAGTTGCTGGAATACCTATAGATCCTCTATATATGTATACCGCAAAATATCCTTATTTTTAGGCATATATCTAATACCTAAAAAAACCCCCTACGCCGTGAGGCTAATAGGAGGTGAGGCTTCCGTGTCAAGCCGTGGCTGTAGCCATGGCCTGTCCTGTTAGGGCAGAATCACGTCTATCCTCCGAAGAGGTCGAACGGCTGGTAATCGGCTCTGAGACATTCGGCCCCTTCTGCGCCGGGGTGTGGGTCGCAGCAGGTGCCTGCTCGATAAAAGCCTTGGTCTTGACCTCGGTTTTATCTACCCATCCCTTGCGAATCGCCAGGACCAGCAACGTCAGAACGACGCCTGCCGCTGCCGAAGCCGCCAGTGTCATGCCTTGAGTGTAGCTGACTGCCGCTGCCATGGCCTTATTGGCCTGCATGGTGGCATGCTCTGCACTCTCATTCAGCGCCCAAGATGTTGGGTTGTACCAGACTTCTCCGGTTTCAACAATGCTTGTGACTCCCTTCGGAGTTGGCATCGTTAACCGCACGACAAGTGTCAGAGCCACTGTAGCCAGAATCGGCAAGACGATAAACGCAAACCCATTGAAGAAATTTTTCACTTGTTTCCTCTTTCTTGAAGGATCTAAATTGTTTTGGCGGTCCAGCAGAGTTGCTGGAATACCTATAGATCCTCTATATATATATACCGCAATATAAGCTCATCTTTATCTTTTAAAAGCATTTGCAGCCTACTTATATATATAACACAAATAAGGGTCTATTTTAGGCCTTAAAATACCCCCTATTTAATACCTAAAAAAAAGGTCAGCCCCGGGGCTGACCTAACTCCTTTATTAGCTCCACCGATCTAAGTAGGCATCCAAGGGCTCTTTCAGCTCTACCCACCCCGTATTCGGTATAGTTATGGTTGCTAGCTTGGGGGTGTATAGCTTGTACCCGCGTATTTCCCATCCCCCAGGGATACATGCTTTTATAGCAGCCGTGGTAGTACGAGTTCTCCAGTTAGAGTAGTTAATCCAAAAGGTGTTACAGCCGTTTTTATCAATAGTCCTTTTAACTATTGCACTTGTATATAGTGTTCCTATAATGTTTGTGATAGTTTGACCGTCGATAAGATCATAGTCTTTATTAATTATTACGCTTCGATTATCCGCTCGAGACACATACTCTTTGCCTGCTATGAAGTGATCACGTAGTCGACGATTACGTTGGTTCATGTGTATTCCTTAAAACAAACCAAGCCCTTGAATTTTATTTCAAGGGCTTGGCAATAATGAAAAAGTTTTTATTGTGTGATTCAGCTGTTTAGCTATTACCTAGGGGGAGGCATTGGCTGACGTAATTGATCTTTGCCTTGGTTTTCTGCTTGTTGGGTAATTTGATCCAGCATACTCTTCACCACGGCATGTAGATTTGGATTTTGGCTCTTGATCTGATCCAAGATCTGCCTACGCTGCGGAGAGCCAAGTGGAGCTGTAGCCATAATCTCGTTGACTCGAGCCTGAGCATCCGCAAAGAAACTATCTAAGTCCTTGCTGGGACCTGCCGCCATGGGCCCTGCAACGCCATTGATTGGCATAGAAGGAGCCATTGGCGGACCGCCAAGGTTGGGCCCACCTGGTATGCCGCCGGCCCCCATTGGAGTCCCTGGGCCTGCAATCATCGCGCCAGGAGGGGCAGACATGATCTGCTCGTTTTCTTCCGCCTTGCGCATTTTATCCATATACTCTTTTTCAGATCGCATCTTGAATTCCTGTTCGCCCTGGCGTTTCTTGAAGGTATCCTTCCAGTCGAGACCAAAGAGGTTGAGTACATCTTGTTCTGCAGCAATGCCTTGCATCATCATCTGGAGCATCAGCATACGACGCTCAATGTCATCGGCATGAGTTGGCTTGGTAAGGGTGGCTTCGCAGGGCTCCCAATTGAGTATGGCACTAACTCTATCCACAATCCAAGTAAGGGCTGTCTGCAGACCGTGCAGGAAGTGCGTTTCACCCGCCTCAAAAAGTCTGGCTGCAAATGGCGCAGCTTGGGCACTCAGAGTTTTTCTATACAACTCTACCGGAATGCCCATACCGTTAAGGAAGTCTGCTTGGGCTTGTTCCAATAGTTGAGGAACAACAAATTGCTTACCTTCTCCTCCAAGCAATTGATAATTAACAGGCATAGGCATCCACTGCCATCCTGTGGGATCTTTACGAGCTCGCTCCACTGATCGCAGCACTGACTGCCCGAAGTTACCGATATTGATCGACTTCATAAAGTCACCTCCCGCTCCAACAGAGGCGGGGGTTATAAAGCGAATTGGCAACATATGATCTAGTGCTATGCTTTCATTATTGCGCTTAAGGATCTGGGCAAGATACGCATCTCGAAAACCAGCAATAACCGGAGGCAAACCCCATATGCCCATCTTAATATCGCTTAGATTGCCTAGCGAGAAGTGATGTACCATGTTGTCACTGAACTGAAATAAAGTTCCGGATCTCACCGACTGCACCAGACTCCATGGCACAGTTTCCATATACTTTTTATTGCCGTTTTGGATCTGCTGTATATCATTTGGCGGCACTTCATAGAAATAATCAGGCTTTCCGCCGTATTGGTGGGATACGATGCGTATTTGCTTAATAGGCCAGCGCTTAATGTAAATTTCGTTTTCCTGCAAAGTAGGACGATCGTCCGGATTTAAGCAAGTAGTGTGTTTATTACAGCTGCCACAGGTAAAGCTGAATCCATGATTAAGCGTAAATTTGTAATCTATGCTTTGAATTGGTTTGCTAGCTCCGCACTTATCGCAAGTCAGGAAGCGCTTGAATGGCGCCAGTACAGAAATACAGCTATTGCCGTATACCTTTACGTCCCTGCCAATCATGAACAATAAAGACTTAAGGTCTAGCTTTTCAATTAGAAACTTTTTGTACTGACTGGCCTTATCTTCATCGTCAGCAATTATGTTGATATCTGTGCCGGTAAAATATGAAACTACGTACTCGACAGCTTGAGCAAATGTCCTATTACTGTAGTACATAGTCTCCGCGACTTCAAAAGCTTCGTTGAGATTAGTAGGAAGGTGTAGCGAAGCATAGTCCAAGAATGGGCTTGGGGCATGTTCTGCATGCGACAGAGTTCGTCGAATTGACCCTTGGGGATTAGATGAAAAATCAGGCATATTATTCCTCTGTACCCATTACCTTAATCAACAGGCTTCTGCTGAACTCGTTGCCGCCAAGTACTGCCCAGTCGTGTGCGTTAAATCCATCTTCATCTTCTACATTAGGATCCATAATTGGATTGGCAATAACATAAAAAGATATTAAATAGTTTATTACAGCGGGATCGCTAAGGTATGCCGCCATCATAAGCAAAGTACGACCTCGCCTATCTCTAAGCTCAATCAACTTTGGAAACTTATCTAATAGCGTGTTTAGCGTAGGAAGATCTCCTCTGGCTACTGCTAAAACTAATACAGGAATAGCTTCCTGAATATTATTTACTTCGTTCATTGGGGTTTTCCTGCTGTTTTGTTTTACAATTACAACGGCAAGTGGGGTGGCAAGTCTTCACCTTTTCAAAAATTTCATCAGAGGCGGTTTTTACAGGCTGCTCCTCTGTCTCGTGCTCAATCACGCCTTTTTTAATAAATTCTGGGTCTAACATAGTATTTAAAAAAAGTTACTTGAAATTTTAATAATATTTGCTAATTTATAATTTACAATTTTTTAGCAAATATTATTGGTTTATTCTATCACTCTAAACACTACCGTGTATTTTTTGCCGACCTTGTCAAACAGCTCTATGTTTAGTATCTGACATCGTAAAGTAATGCCATTTACCTCACATTTGAACTCGGGTACGAACATTCTACCATCTTCTTTCAGTTCTGCGACAGGCGGAATCCATGGAGGATTGCCTGTTTTTTCATCTAAAGGCATTTCCAACATTAACCAACTTTGATTACCTCGATCAGTATTTGCAGGCTGATGAACGATATTTAAGCAATTGAGAGAAAGCTTAGCCCCATACCAATCAAGTTCGAGGGTAGTCGTTTTTGTAAACTTTGGAATTTTTTTAGTTCGGCGGGTAAAAGAAAGACCTTGGGGGGTAGGGTTCCCCCCAAGGTTCTTTTGATTTGAAAACAGCACGGTTTGTGTTGATGTTGAGCTGAGCTCAGTAGAGTCGACCTTTGGCTTCTTGTTAGGTGTAGTAGGGATAATACCCCCATTAATCAATGCTGGGGTAAGCCCTAATGGCTTTTTAAAGTTACGACTTTCTACTGCAGGAGGTACGGGGATATTTGCAACTATTGCCCAACCTTTATTATTGTCGGTTACCTTTACTGCGGTTTTACTGGCTGCAGGTCCACGTGCGACCTTCATGCCAAGTGGTTCGTTAGTATTTGGTCTTGGACTGTTGCTTTTGCTCATGTGTGATTTTAAATCTCAACTTTAGAAAGCTCCGGTATATTCTTCTATTTCCTGTAATGGGTCATTGAGCTTACTGGAATTATTGCTGTTAACACCGAAGTGGTTATAGCCTTCTCTTGCTAGAGTTTCATAGATTTTTTTACTAGCAGATTCTACAGGGAGACAGCATACGACATTTTTGCTCATTCGCAACTGAACTTTAGTGGAATTGTTCTTATGATCCTTATCATTTTGAGAAACAGATCCTACGATTTTTTCCAAATCTTCCAGGCGAATAATCCCCGTGCTATACATAAGCAACAAAGAATGTTCCGGTCTACGGCGCTTCAGATAGTCCGAATCCACATCAATATAGATGGTCTGAGGATTTTCATGCAGGACACCATCAATTGGAATAAACTTATTAAACCTTCCGGATTCATCAAACTTTGGCAAAACTCCCATGGCCAAAGCCGCTTTAACGGGGAACATTTCTGCCTCTAATCTCTTACCTGAATAGCGATTAGGTACAGGCCAATCAAAGTCATTAATTAGATTGGTATAGTGTCCCGTAGCCGATGAATTCGTTTTCAGGATCTCGACTATATTTACAAAGAAATTCTCGAGAATTTTCCTACAATTATCCAGTGTTCGAATACTTAGAAAGATAGGCAGATTCATCATCAGCTGATCTCGACTGGCCGTGGGGTATCCGCCCGATTTCGAAGGGGTACTAGAAGCTGTAAACATAAGCGAAGCCATGGTATGGTGAGCCATAGTCACTGAAGACTCTTGACAACAGAACCAATGGTGATCCAGAGTGTAGGGCCACTTGCTGTTCTTACTTGGCCTGCGCCATTTTACTACGCATTTTTCATCAACATTTATCGAGGTACGCATAATGTCATACGAGATTTTAGTGCCTATGGTGCGATTGCTCCAAAAGCTTCTCTCAGTATCATGATAATGCTTCGCCACTGCGGCACAAATAGTTTGCATATCGTTGCGTTTATCCGACACCAATTCTTGAAGCGTGTAGGATTGATCTCGTGAAGCATGAGCCAAATCCTCAATAAAGGTTCTGCCATTTGGGAAATCAAGATATCCAAAAGCCAAACATTTAATGATTTCTTCGGGTCGACACTTAAAGCCCTGTGTGTTGTAGTGCCTTATTGTTCCGTTTGATTCATTTTTATTGAGTTTGCTGTTATGTCGCAAACTTTTGAGCATTTTTATGCTTTGCACGGATAGCCTGACACCTGCTTTCTTGAGATCCTCAGACGAGCACACCATGTATTCGCTATCCCCAAGTTCCAGATTATTGGAAATCTTAGCTCTCACAAAGCCCACAACGCCACCTGCTCCGTTAGCTGCCGAATTATTAAGTCCGACGACTATAGGGTAATATAGCATGCTACCAATAATGAACGGGCTAGGATTGTTGCTCGCCAGATTATCCGGCAATAGCGGACCATTCTCGACGGGATTAGTCCATCTGTTACAGCGGCTCAGAGGAGTAGTATTTGGATGTGGACCTGCCTGATTGAATTTGTTGAAAGTGTTGAAAGTGTTAATGTCTATAAAGTAATTTTCTAGTGTTATATGGTACAGCATAAGATAAAATTAAAGATAGGGGGATGCTAACAGCCCCTCCCCCTTTATCTTTATTCCTTTTTTAAAAGTTGATACGGATGGTTTTGCCGTAGGGGGGATTAACCGAAGAATTGATTATCCAGATAACATCAAACCCAGGATCACTACCAAAATCGCCATAGCCATCAGTGAAGTAAACAAGTACATCTACATCCGGCTTATGCTCCTTTAAATGACTCATCACCGGCACAAATGAAGTGCCACCACCGCCTTTCAATGAGGGGATTTGCTCATTTGGCTGTACCCATTTCGCATTATGTACTTTTGCATCTGCTTCTAACAAATAGACAGGCACCTTGTACATATTACGAATGGCATCCATCTCTGTTATACCCTTGGCTATGTCGTTAGCGGACATAGATCCAGAGGTGTCAACAGAGAATGCTATGCTAGGTTTCTTCTTTCCAATTCGACTAGTCATGATAATATCTTTATACAGATATCGTCGATTCGGCGGAGTGAAAGTGTGCCGACTCTTGCTACTCATACAAAACTTGTTTCGCAAGTAATAAGCCAGCACCTCGTTCCAAGCAATTTCTGGATTCAGCAGCTTGTCAATCTGCCGCTCCATAAATTCTGGGCAGCTGCCAGCCATGCGACTGCGAGTAGCAGCTTCGAGTCCGGCTTCTGCCCACTCCTTGGCATTCTGAGGTGTGTCCTCAGAGGCTGTTCTAATATCCTGACCTGATGGTTCATCTCCTGGCTCAAAGTTCGCCAAGTCGTTGCCACTCTGAATATCACCCTGATCTGAGCTTTTACCAGATAGACCACCTTTTCCCTTCAAAAAACACATATCAGGGTTGTTCTTGACCAGCAGCTCGTAAATATCCTCTGTAGTCATCGTATTGTGGTTAACTTCAAAATTAAAAACCTTACTGTGGATGTACTGCGATAAATCCAAACTTATGTTTTTATTGCTGAAGTGATCCTTTAGCATCTCGTTGATGAGCACATCGCCAGCTATATTCCATAGATCTGCTTGACGTCCACCTACCCGGCTGTGATGATCCAACAACATATGCATGACTTCATGGGCCAGCACAAAATGGAGCATGTTGTCATTCAAGGAGGTGAAGAATTCCAGATTGAATAAGATGTTGCCATTGCGATCAATGCAAGCAGTGGACACCCTCTTGTCTTCGGTCAATCTGACGTTGCATTTCTCAATCAGAAATGCCCAGAAAGGAAAATCCTGGAACATTCTGAACATCGATCTGTTCAGTCGCTTTTTGGCGGTCTGAACTCTTATTGGATCAATTTCGGTTTTCAACATTATTCAACCTCGAATGGCACCAAGAGGCTACGGTGCTTAGAAAGCCAGTTCTTTGCATTCTGAGACTTCATAACGGCCAGCATAAACTTCTCATTCCTCTGCTGCAGTAAACCACCAAAATATAGGCTGCTGATCTCAGGGCGAATACCCATCATTACGTTTGCGCCCTTATCAATTATATTGATATTGCGCAGAGCTCGATAAAGAATATTGCTAACGACCGCATAGGTCACAGACAGTTTGTTGGGACCGTCTTGGTATGTGGTTTTGCCCTCCAGTAGATCGTCGATGTTCGGCATTACTTTGATTTCATTGCAGTATTGCATAAACCAGTTGGCTGCGCCTTTGCCAATAGCCCCCTCAATAGCTTCACGCTCGCTGATGTTGCATTTGAGAAGGCGAGAAACCATGGTCCAGCCACGAGGAGTCGGGAAGTTGCCATACTCGTCCTGAGGATCAGAGTACAGGTGCTGACCGCTGGTACTGCTCATGAAGCCAAGCACATTCTCGTGAATGTAGTTATTCATCGCCCAATTGCGCCACTGGTTGAAGTCCGGCTGCATCTCCAGAATCACAAAACGATTACGGAGAGGAGCAGAAAGCGGATTAACGTGGGCTTTGTGCGATGACTTGTTGCCACAAGCCACGATCCACCAGCCGTCACCAAGCTTGTGCGGACCACAGCGACGATCCAGGATGAACTGCAGAGCAGCATTCTGGACACTGGGGTCAGCGGTATTCAGCTCATCAAAGAGGACTATACCCTTACCGCTAGTCGGTAAAAAGTCAGGCTTTGCCCACTCAACACTGAACTCGGTGCCATCACCTTTGCGGTTAATAACTGGCATGCCTCGCATGTCCACCGGCTCCAACATAGAAAGACGAACGTCCTTAACCTCGTCGCCTTCTGCTGCAGCCTTGCAGATCTCGGACTTACCAATACCGGGACCACCAAAGATGAGAAGAGGAACGTTAGCGCTACGATACTGCTTAAGTTTTTCGATATAGTTGACTGATGCTGTCATTTGTTTTTAATCCTGTTTTTATGCGTGGTATACGAATTCATCAGCAGAGGCCCACTCTGCGGTAGGAACAATAGAACCCTCTATTAGAAGAAAGTAATGTTTAGCTGACTCGTCTTTTTTTATTTTGTTTTTGTACTCCGATACTTCAACCTGTGCCATTTCTCGAGACTCAACTGAATTAGCCTCAACACTAGACTCTGTCTCCCAATGATATGGAATCTTTAACAGTATCAGCCCCGCCTTGTTGGCTGTTTTCTGATTTAATGCTGTTGTCATCAGTTGCTCCGGTATCTTTAATGATTGAAATTAAATTATCACAGCTGTCTAAAAAGTATGAACACTCCTTTGTGTAGTTCAAAACGGCGATTGGACTTTTGGAGTTATTTGACGTGAATACTGCCGCAACATTGATAATTTCTTTCTCATCCTTCTCCAAGCTTTCCCAAGTTCTGTAGTGAGAATTGCCGGATACGAAAGTCTCTTTAACAAAGGTTGTTTGAAACACGCCCATACCGAAAAAGTCTACAATTCGATTAGCATGCTCTATGGTAATATTCTGTCCGTCAGCACCCCCTATGATCTGATCATAGGTGCAAACGTCAAGTCCTACGACCTTGCGAATTTCTTCGGCGGGTAGTACTTTGGCTTTATCTACAGCCCTAATTACACAAGCAAGATAGTCTGAAAGTATCATATTATTCTTTGATTCCTAAATGTAAGGGTGATGTCTGTAGCTGGGAAAAATAAAACCCACCCCACACAACATGCATGCATGCTATATGGGGTGGGATGAGGTGCGAATAGTGTAAATTAAGTCTTACTGGACTCCAGTTCTACAACAGGGGTTATCTGTGCAGGGGTTTTCAATTCTACTACCAGCGGGGCTTTTTGATTTGGAGTCTCGGCAGAACGCGTTTGCTGCCGAAGCTCTTCAATATTTGGAATCTCGAAACCCAATTGCCTCGCTGCTATATGGCTTTTGTGCTGCGTTTGGAAAGTATCCATACGCCGACCCATGAGGAAACAGTCTTTATGTTGTGGCACTACATATCCATCTACATCCATAACAAACCAAGGAACACAATCTTTGAATGCCTTGATTTGTATTGGACTTAGTAACAAAGGGAGACTTCTCTGATTGACTCCGAGCATTTCGATCGGTTGTTCAATAGTATCAGAAACAACCTTAATCAACTTACCAAGCATGCCCTGCTTCTTGCCGAAGTCGGACATCATGATTTTTGGATCACAGCCGGCATTTAAATACATTTGCCAAGGAGTAATCGCATAACTATGCACCAACTCTCTTGTGCGCAAGTATGCTGGACTCATTAAGCCGCCCATCCCTGAGCAAATAAAACTCAAGAATGACTCGACTACATTTAAAGCTATATCTACTTTGCCACACGATTTAGGTACCATAAGAATTGGCTCATTCACCCAAAATTTGGGACTTCTAAAAGCCTCATTAATTAGGTAAGACTTGTATGCCAGGCAGGCAAGTGCTGGGAGTCCTGACACCACCATTCTAGCCCTTTGAGCCGCTTCTTCATTACTGGTTTTAGCTAGTTCCTTTAGCTCGACTTGCTCTCCATCGAAGAACCATTTAGGTGCATCCTGTTTTTCCAAATTAATGCAAGATGCCACGCTAGTGAAGAAATTAAGATGCTTATCTTCACCTTCTGTCCAATGGTGGAAAAGACAGTAAGCTTCTGAAATACCGTTGGGCATGCGCATGATGAGTGCGCATACCGTGGTATCTGCTGAACCAATGAACAAAGCATTTCGATGCCTAAATTTTTCGGCATATGAAACACCCCACTCATTGATGTAACCGTATGCCTTTGTAATAGACAACGGCTTGACGACTGCTTCCTTGCAGTGTCTCATTATTTCACCTCTTTTTAGTAAAAGCCGCCGACGATTGTAGATCGGCGTAAGTTTTATGGCCTCAGTACGCCATGAACGATTCATGGCGAAACAGGACCAAGTTATTTTAACTCATTTAAGTGGCTATTTAAGCGCAGGCAGGTCCACATCAAGTTTGCGTTTTTCCCCTAAATCTTCAAGTACAAGCTTGCCTGTATCAGTTACCTTGAGTCGATACCTGTACAACCATTTGCCTGTATTGCTGGTAGAGGTAAGAACACATATCATCGCATTCTTGGACTTACCGTAGAATGAAGGCTCAACGACCATAGAAATGCCTTTATTGTCCTTTGGAAAGACGGCCTCGGCTTCCATGGGATCTATTTCGTGAAAATTAATTTTCAAATCACTTCTCTCAGTTTCTTAAATAAGGCTGCTGCTTCTCCTGCTCCTGCCCCATTCCGGTTAATATACATACATTTAAATGGAGGACCGTTTTTAATGTTGAGATATATTCTACCGGATGGGTTAGATGGCATAAAAAAAGTGATGGGTACAAATTCTTTTATACCCACTATCTGCATTGTTTGCAGCTTTACGGGATCTCGGACCTCGACATCTTCTACTTCACAACCATATAGAATTTTTTCCCCTGCGGCATTTTGCGCAAGCCATTTAGAATTGCTTAACCAATTTTTGAAGTCTGGCCAATCCTCTTTTGGCATTCCGTGCAAGTATCTACTCCAGCCAGCTTCAGGTGAAGCAAATCCTCCAGGGGTAACAACATCTTCAATAAGTAAAGGACCAGGTAATACAAAGTGCATTATCTTTAGCCGCTTATTGAACTCTTTAGCATATAGCTCAAAGAGGCTGATTGGAATACGCAGATACATGTGCAAAGTGTTGACAAAAAACAAGCTGTAGTCTTTAGTCCAACTTTGCAGTTCATCCTGAGGTTCGACTGCATCTTCCTGCACCAGTTCGGTGCTTAAAGGAGAAGATGCTGCTTTTGCCGGGGTGAATATTCTATTAGTAGAGTTGTCCACAACCGTGCACTTTACTCTGCGGTTTTAACTACTTCAAGAGGTGCATTTGTCGCTGTTGTTTCAGTAGTCTTTTCGTTTTCTTGTTGAGCTCGCATAAGCATCAGCTGTAGATTGTTATGAATGACTCGGAGAGATCCAAGCGTATCAGCTGCGTCTTGACCACTAAGGACGAAGCTCTGAGCGGTGTCGTGCATGACACCTAGTTGAGTGCGCACCTTGGTAGTGACTTTTATTTCTAGTAGTTCACCTTCACCCTCTGGATTGGGCATACGGGTAAAACAGGTGCTTTCATTTAGTAACGATACTTGTTTGTTATTTTTGGTCTCTGACATTTTTTAGTTCCTTATAGGGGTTAGTTGTTCTAGCTGCCATATACACTGACAGCGCATCATATACGTGTTCGTTCTTTCCTTCTAGTACTTGCCCTCGTTTTCCTTTTACCCATCCTTCAAAGTTTGGAAATAAAGTCTTTACGGAAATTTTGACATCTTCTTTAGAGGCTGACATATTACCGGTAGCTGCACGTTTAGCCTCAAACGGAGTCACGAGAGTAGTAGGGATTTTGAATCCATCTACAACAGCGCAAGCAGCACCTCTGGCAATCGCCATACTTTTAGCTGCTTGAGCGCTCTTTGATCCACCTGTAGGACACTCTATAAATATATGACATGGAGAGTACTCCATGAGAAGTTTCTCTAAAGATTGTGCCAATTCTGTAGTTCTGCGCCACTCATCGTCTGATACTCGCATCTTAGCCTTTTTCAGTTTTGCTTTATCTGTCTTCTCTGTATGGATGGTGTCCACATGAAGAAGTTCATCCTCAGTAAGATTAATAGCAAGAACTGCTACGCCAGTATTGGCAAGAGCTAGATCAAGACAAACTATGAGCGGTGCATTATTCATTATATATTTAGATCATTATTATCAGGGTCGCTATCGTTGTCAACTTTGAAGTCTTTTGATTCTGGCATTTTTTTATTTTTCATCCCAAGTTTAGCTTGAAAGAACGGATCTAATAAATTCATGTAGGTATTTTTGAAGATATATTCTGCATTAATGCCTTCAACGGGATCAAAAACTACAAATGGAAATGAACCCTCTGGTGAACCGCTTTTTTTAGAAGAGGTAGGATTAAACGGAATTATTTGCGCAATAATGTCTATTAAGGATGAGGGATCTATTTTGGTATCAAACACCATAATTGGTTTAATGCTAATCCAAATGGGTTTACTATTAATCGGAATACCCGTATATACAATCTGATCTCCAAGCGCGTGTTTATCTACGATATAGCCTAGGGCTTTTTGCTCGTTAACCGCAAATTTACCAATAAAGTTGTCGCTCATTCTAGACCTCGCTTAAAGCTTTTGAGTACGTTTTCTGCGGCATTGTTGACTGGAGAGTCCATATACTGTTTGAAGCTGTTAACCCTGGCTATAGCTGCCTGATGCCACATACGAATAAGGACATCACCTAGATTCTTTAGAACCCAAGTGCGAGCTTGCCAGGACAGCTCGGTAAATCCAGATGCAGTATACGCCTCTTCAGGGGTAGCGTGGCTGATACCTTCGCGAGATAGTATGTAGCGCATGGCCACAACAGCCTTTTGCATCTCTTCCTCAGAAATCTGCAAGTTCTGTGTAGAGACGTATGTGTCTACGTGTTGAATAAGATTGCACATACCCACAAATGCGCCAGGTATACAATTAATGATGTCATGCTGAGGAACATAGCTTTCATTAGCTGACATCACGCCGCGAGGACTAACCGACAACATATGGTTAGTATTAAACGGAAGAGCCATGTTAACTGGAATATCTAAGCTTCTTCGGAAATCTTCTTCTGACATATATTTTTTCCTTTGATGGTGATGCTGACACGAGCAGGTAGATTTATTTCAGTCGAGGGCTGTGTACCTCTAGGGCACGAATCATACCCAACCCAGCATTTAGAGCAATCCGTTGTAAGAAATTGTAGGCAATTTTTCTTACGTTCTTTCATCAGCTTGAGATTAAACGCCTTTTGCTTTGGGGTAGCTCTTAGCAAACCTACTGAATTATCTTTAACGTTAAAACTGGCGGTAGTGTGCCCTACATGTGCATTAAATTGTAATAGAGAGGCGGCATCGGGATATATCAGCATTTGTAGCTGAACTGCTTCCCTGGGGTCCGATAGCTTTATTCGCTGCTTATCTACCTTGTAGCGAGCTCCTAGCGCATGAGACATACGGCTGAAGGTCTTGGGAACCTTCATGTACATATCAAATCCTGCCGCAGGCCCGTCTAAAACTCGTATACGATAGCAACCTAGAAAAGAACTGGAGTCGTCTAGGTGCTCCGCAATAGCGCAACTCATCCAGCCGAGCTCCTCAGGCTTTCCTGAGTAGAGCAGTACAGACTCATCAAGAACTCGCTTACGATTACCTGCTACCTGCCAGCAGATAAGGTCTTTTATTCTTTTAGTTATCAGGCATCCGAGAAAGGGCTGTAAAAGATTTCTGCCTATTTCTGCCTCACAGCCAGTAACCTTTCTGGCTGTGCGAATAAGTGCAGCAAGATTCTCTTGACTCAGAGGCTTACCAATAATATCAATCTTTTGTCTAATTAGAATATTATTGAAAGCCGTTACCGCTTCTACGCATTGGTCGGGACGATTGTAGATCGGCTTCTTGGGTGGTTTGAAGCCGGTCTCCAAGTCTTTAATTTTATAGTCTTTGCTGACCGGCAAGAAAGATTTATCGTACATCACCCCCCCAGTACGGCGAGGATCTCTGTAGCCCTCATGATCAGATACCCATCAGGCATAGGAACTTCAGAACCTGAGAATGCTGTAAATAGAACTTCGTCTCCTACCTTGACGTTGGGTACTGGCAGTTTACGAACCTTTAAATTCTCACAACTGCCTATCTTGATCACGGTGCCTCGCTTAGACTGATAGTCCTTGCGGTCGTCTGGCACGATGATTCCTGCCGCTGTTGTCTCGGGGGCCTTCCACTTGCGAATCACGACAAAATCGTGGAGCGGTTGAAACGTATCGAGCATTTCCTTTTCTTCAAGTCGTGGCACTATTGACATTGTTTTGTTCCTTTCGTTTACGCCATGCTTCTTTTATTCCAGCACTCATTTTAGCTTTGACCTCAGGATCTGCCCAGTTAGCTTTTGATGCAGCACTCCGTCTAGCTTTAACCTCAGGATCTGCCCATTTAGCTTTTATTCCAGCACTCATTTTAGCTTTGACCTCAGGATCTGCCCAGTTAGCTTTTGATACAGCACTCATTTTAGCTACGTATTCAGGATCTGCCCATCTAGCTTTTACTGCAGCACTCATTTTAGCTTTGACCTCAGGATCTGCCCAGTTAGCTTTTGATGCAGCACTTTTTTTAGCTTTGACCTCAGGATCTGCCCAGTTAGCTTTTACTGCAGCACTTATTTTAGCTGCGTATTCAGGATCTGCCCATTTAGCTTTTATTGCAGCACTCATTTTAGCTTTGACCTCAGGATCTGCCCAGTTAGCTTTTGATACAGCACTCATTTTAGCTACGTATTCAGGATCTGCCCAGTTAGCTTTTGATACAGCACTTTGTCTAGCTACGTATTCAGGATCTGCCCATCTAGCTTTTACTGCAGCACCCATTTTAGCTTTGACCTCAGGATCTGCCCATCTAGCTTTTGCTGCAGCACTCCGTCTAGCTTTAACCTCAGGATCTGCACATCTAGCTTTTACTGCAGCACTCGTTTTAGCTGCGTATTCAGGATCTGCCCATCTAGCTTTTGCTGCAGCACTTATTTTAGCTAGGACTTCAGGGGTATAAGTGAACATTACCCCGCCCCCACTAGTGCTATTGTAGCCTATGGCTCGATCTGTTGAGTTGAATTTAGCAATAAAAAAAGGTTCCCAGTAATTTAAACATTTTTCTGCGTCTTCGTCTTCAATAAGAATTTCTCTGACAAAAGCGGCGACGCCATATTTTCTAATAGCGCGCATAAATCTTGAGTTGCCCCTTCTGTTAGCTAAGTTTCTACTGGCTTTGCAATGTTCTGCCCATCTACTTTTAAGCGTTTGGTTGGTGTAGCCAATGTAGATTTTGCTGTTGACTGTATTGGTAATTTTATAGATAATTGCCATTAAAATAAGCTTTAATTAAATCCAACCATTAAAAGACAGCACTAGTGCTGCCCAAAACAATACGATACCTATGGCTTTTAGTAATTGTAGTTTAGGGTTATGCATTGTTTCTATTTATGCAACTGCATACTGAATACTTCAGCTTTTACAATAATTGACTCCCCATTTTTATTTTTTGCGCATTCGGCATTGGAAAAGCCGTCCTCAAGCCTTTCAACGAACTCTTCTGCTTCGTCTCCATTGCAAAAAACACGCTCCACGCACCAGTCTTCAAGTATACCGCTTCGGTGATTGTTATACCTTACTATGACAATATGTAACGTGTCGTCAATGTTTGCTTCAAAATCTAGTTCAATTTCTGCCGAATACCCTCGAGGTTCTTTAACGGATAGTTTAATTGGATTAAACTCTATATAACAACGACTTTCATAGTCGTCATATTCGTACTCATCTACGTCTTCGTCGAGGTTTTTGTCGTCGTCTTCCTCGTACTCAGCGTCGTCATTTCTAGTCTCAGAGTACTGTAAATAAACAGTGGTGTAAAGCATGTTAGCTCCTTACACCACTGTTTACCCTATTTGAGAGTTTAGTGCAAATTACTTCTTAGACTTGGTCATCGTAGTACTAGTGTCTGCCACAAACTGCATTGTCTCAGTAATGCTGGAATCTGATACGCCTCTGACGTAAGTCATAGCGTAGGTGGCTACCGAGTAAAGGTAGCCACCAGGTACCGGCATTCGGCGGGTGACACGATGGAAGTTATTAGCAATGGAGGAGCCGAGACGATTGTCCGTCCAGCGCTCCTCACTGATTGTCTCCCAAAGCTTATCTTCAATAGTTTCTACAACCATAGCATCCATAGTCTGCGGCTCAAATGCCGCTTTTTCTGAAGGACTCATGGGGCTACTCGTCTTGAGGGGGGTATTTGCGATGTTTCCAGTAGATATTGATTCAAATTTATTCATAGTATTCCTTATTAATTAACCACACTTACTGCTACCGCAGGATTTACAGGTAACACACCCTTCCTGCCTAATTAAAATACATTTATCTTTAGTTTCACAAGTTTCACAAACTTCTCCAGTAACCTCTGTGCCATCTGGAATGTACTTCTTTAGTGCACGAGCAACAATTTTAGAAAAAGAGAACATATCTCCTTTTACTTTTTCAAGCTGATGCACAATATAGTGTACTCCCACATCGTGTCTCAAAGCGGTAGAGATAAGTCTTGTAATTGCACTTTCTTCGCTTGAGACAAGATTACCCAGCTTATTAAGGGTTAAGATTTCTCCCTCATTTTTATTGTCAATAAACTCGCCTTTATAGTGACCCCTACCCATTTTGGTTAAAGTGCCACCCCTAAAGCGCTTGGGGATAATTGGATCAGAGTCCTCGTTTTGATTTACCCCGGCAAAGATTTCATAGGGTAAGCCATTACGGGTGCTGACAATTACAAAATAAGGAGTGCCTCCAACTGTGTGATGATGTACTTCGCAAGTCAGAATATTAGGACGCTTGTAGCCAGTGTCTTTAGTCTTCTTGTCTTCCTTAGCCACCAGCACTCCGGTACGACAGTTGTCTCGATAAATAGTGACGCCTTTGCAGCCAGCTTTCCAAGCCTTAAGATAAATCTTATTTATTGTCTCAATGGAAGTGTCTGCTGGCAGATTGATAGTGCTACTGATGGCATGATCGATGTGCTTTTGCGCCGCGGCTTGTAACTTTACTCGAGATTCCCAATCAAGCTCAAGAGCAGTAGACCCAGCCCAAGGACTCTTAGTTAGATCCGTTTTTCCTGTAATACGCATCCACTCTAAAATCTTTGGAGGATATACTGTAAATTCCATCCAGTGATCTCCATTTTGATCTATAAAATCAGAACGGAAATTATTGTCACCAGGATTGCCCTTTTTACGTCTGGTATAGGGGGAAATCATAAACTGAGGCTCAATGCCTGAGCTCGTCTGGGTAAGAATAGACACAGAACCACAAGGCGCTGTAGTGAGCAAGGCAATATTACGTCTGCCGTATTTATTCATATCTTCATACAGTACGGGATCCTCAGCAGCAATGCGCAATAGGAATGGATTACTTCTTTCGCGATTACTATCGTAGATCGGGAAAGCGCCGAGCTCCTTGGCCATGTCCACGGACGAGCGGTAACAAGCCAGCTTAAACTGCTTGTAGATTTCGTCAATAAATGCAATACCACTCTTTGAACCGTAACTGACTCCAAGGGCGGCCAAAGTATCGCCAATAGCGGTCATACCAGAGCCTGTACGACGACCGTGGTGCGCAGCTGTACGAATCTTCTTCCAAAGAGTAAGCTCTCTGGCCTTTAGCTCAAGATCTTCAGGGTCGTTGTAGACCTTATCGAGGATCTTATCAATACACTCTAGTTCCAAATCGACCATGTCATCCATGAGGCGCTGGCACATATAGGCGTCCTGCTTGAAGGATTCAAAGTCAAACTTTGCTTCCTTGGTAAATGGCTGCTTAACGTATGAATAAGCATTCACCAGCATCAGTCGGCAGGAATCGTATGCAGAGAGTGGAATCTCAGAACACGGGTTCGTGCAGATGGTCTTAAAGCCCATGTCAGCGTAGCAATCTGGAATGCTTTCACGAATAATCGTATCCCACATCAGCATGCCCGGCTCTGCCGTAGCGTGAGCTGCTTCAATTAGCATATCCCAAATCTTACTAGCATTTACCTTGCGACTAACTTTTGGATTTTCGGCAGGCCATTGCTGTGTGTAATCCTTACCTTGCTCAACTGCATTGAGAAATTCATCAGAAAGGCGTACAGAAATATTAGCTCCTGTGACCTTTGTTAGGTCTCGCTTGCACTTGATGAACGCCTCGACATCTGGATGCTGAATTGACTGCGTAATCATCAGAGCGCCACGACGACCGTTTTGCCCAACCTCACGAATAGAGTTGGAGAACCGCTCTGCAAACGGGATGGTGCCTGTGCTGGTGCGAGCAGCATTCTTAGTCAGAGATCCCTCCGGGCGTAGTGTGGCTAGATCTAGACCGCAGCCTCCACGACGCTTGCTGATCTGAACCAGCTCTTCGTCCGCTCTGCAAATACCCGAATATGAATCTTCAGGGCTTTGCAACACATAGCAGTTACTCAGACTAATTGTCTGATACATATTGCCAACGCCATACATAGGGCTACCCTGTGCAACGATGCGATTAAACTTATTCAAAGCATTAAAAATCTCTTGCTCTGAGTAAGGTTGCTTGAACTTGTTCTTTTCAATGCGAGCAAATTCCTTAGCAAGTCTACGGTGCATCTGATCTGGAGTTGCCTCCAGGAGATTTTGCTCCCCATCTCTAAGTGCGTACTTGTCTACGAACACACGAGCCGCAAGATCGTCTCCACTAAAATATTCCGTAGAGGCTGCAATAGCCTCTTCATAAAGATAGTAAATAGGGGGCACAATAGCGATTTCTTCGCTGGGTTTATTTGCTGAGAGTATTTCCGGGGTCAAATTTTTATGCTCCTGTTCCAAAAAGTAAAACCTTCTTTTTACACGTTAATGCGTGCTTAAACTCTTCTGCCGTATGCTGGACAAAACTGCTGTAAAAATTCTCATTTGGTAGTGCTAACAAACAGAGAGGGGTAGCATCATATAGCCCTAAGCATATGTTGTCCAGCCCCTCCATAGTCTCTACGGAGACTAATATTTCCGGAAAATTCTTCCTCATGTATTTCTTAAATTTAGTCATTTGATTTTGAATAAGTTGTATGTTTTTTGCATCTGAAAATAGCGCAATTCGAACTGAAGTTACCGGCTTTTTATTTATCACTTTGGCACCTAAGGTCTTACACCCAAAGTGATCTACTTTATCTAACCGGTTACTAATTTTTCTCATCAAGGAGTCATCAAGTACTGGGTTATAGCCAAATCTACTTTCAGTAAATGGAATATCTGCTTTAAACACTACTGCAGATATTGCTTCAAATGCTTGATTCTCATAGTGAGTACGCAAAAATCGCCAAGTTTTATTAGCAATTCGCATTCTGCAATTAGGACAAAAGATACTGTGACACTTCCATGAAGAAGTGTTCATACCTATTGGGGGACAGCTATACATTCGGTTATTGTTATTTGCGTTCGCCGTTGCAAGCTTACCAATACAGCTACGAACTCCAAGTCGAAATAGCTTAGTAAGAGCGAGTCTACGAACGACAGAAGCCGTAAAGTACTTTGGAGAATCTACAGGGATGAACCTGCTCCAATTATTGGTAAGTGGTTCAGTATCCCCGACTTTGTAGTAAATCTTGAGAGGTTCTATCAAGCCGTGATGTATATCTGGGCCGCCTAACTTAACCAAAGAGTCTATGTAAGAATTTGTTAACTTTGACAGAAATGGAGATAGTCGATTTGGAACGCTGTGAAGCTCACAGCGATCCATCAGCAGTCTCCTGCCGGACGGACAATTATGTATGCTCATGTTGTTGTAATCTTAACCGGGTAAATGTATGGTTACAATTGCACCGATGTATAAATCGTAATTCAGAACTATAGATCCCGATGTACCGTACGATACTTCTCGAATGCCATTAGGTTTGGCCATTTTATTTATGCGTACTCCATCAACATAAACTTGGCATTCTGGATTTATATAAAAATTAGATGGCACTACTGCAAGTTTACTATCTGTAGCTGACTCATAAACTAAAGAAACTGCAGCACTACCAAAAATAAGTACTTTATCGTAGATAGAAAGAATAAGAGCTCCGCCACTACCACTAACCCAGCCTGTAGGCAAGTTTTGAACTAAGAAGCCAAACTCTTTTCGAGGCTTAATCGAAGAATCTACATAGCCTTTTGTTGCTGCATCTGTTTTTTGAATCGGATCTGATACAGCTTGTACTCTGTTGTTGTGTACGTCGATTCCATTTACGTTTGCTGATAACTTCTCCACACCGTTTACAAACAGGCTTACAGATTGAACTTTAGTTTGTCCTAATCCCGTTTCAGATTCACCTGCAAAAGCATAGGTAGGTTGTGCGCTGCCTATAGAAGAGTAGTTTGTAATAGTATTATATAAACGGATAAACGGGGCGTTAAAAGTATCGCCGATCCCAACAAGTGCTCTAGAACTTGCATTTGCTTCAAGCAAACGCTGGCCTTGAGCAGAGAAGCCCACTTTTGAAGCTTGCTCTGTAGTTGCATATACACCAGTATTACCTCTACCTATTGCTGGATTTTGTGGAGTTGAGCTTACAGTTAAATTTAGACCTTTGCTTAAACTTACTGAGCCGTCTGCCTTAAGTATGTTTCCTGTAATTGAATCAATGCTAACCCATCGACTTTGCCCACTCACGTTTTGTAGAATCCCGTTGTTCAAATTATTAGAAGGCAATTCAAATATAATATTATTTACAGTATTTGGGGCCTTAATAATAGCAACACCGCCACCACCGGAATTCATTTTTAAAGAAGCCGGATTAGCTGAGTTGCCGATTTCTAATACACCGTTTAAGTATTTTGCATCACTCTGTATATATTTTGATACAGTGCCGGATGACACAATCGGTAAAGAACCAGCAATAAACCCTAAAGGAATTAAATTGTCCACATACTCTTTATTAACGGCATCTTGAGATTCAGTAGGTGTCGCAATATTGGTGACTTTATTGCCCTTAAGGTTGAGTTTTTCTTCAGCTACTTCCAGTATGGTCTTACCTTTAACAGCCATACCAATGACATCGGTGTCTGCTCGGAATATGCCAAGACCGTTTGCACCAGAGAACGAGTAAGTGGGTCGATTGGAGTTATTAATACCAATACTGTCATCAAGTGTAATTTTAGCAGTAGCCGTAGAGCTACTTGTTGCAGACTCTATACCGACATCAGATATCTGCACTGCTGGATTACCATTAACAACAAACTTAAGGCTAGTCGAATCAGATATTAAACCAACATTATCGCCTATGTTAAATGCTGGTTTTTGAGTAGATCCTTTGTCTACTCTTAATGTAGACGCGGCATTCAGTGTAAAATCTTTGACCTCTTCTGTGTTTACAGCCCCTGTAAATGATTGACTACTTATATACCTAATACCTGAAGCAGTAGTTAGCACCAGACTCTCTGTTCCTGCTTCATACCAAAGAGCTCCAACAGGATTATATAAGTTATCTATGAGCTTAGATGAAGCTAAAGCTAAACCGCAATTAAACTGGATGTAGGCTGCTATATTATTATTGCCGATATTTCGAGGTTTTACAATCTCTAAAACTTCTTCAGCATCAACTCTGAAAAAGAGTCTTTTGCTATTATCTGAATAGCCATAATTTGCGTATCCAATTCCGTTTTCTTCTCCGCCAAATTTAAGCATGAGTCCTGAGGCAGAGGTTGAAAATTGTCCGAGCGATAAACGTAAGGGATATTTGTTTTCAAATTGATACTCATTGCTGTATAGATTTACATGCATAGAGAAATCTTTAAATTCAAGATTTCCATCAAATGCTTGCAAAACTTGTCCATTTTGGGGTGCAGTTGTTGGGAATTGATAAGTTCCAACTTTAAGAGCATTAATTTGGAAATACCCTTGACTTATATTTACGCTCCCGGAGTTTGCAACAACTGTAAACTGAGTTACAGTGTGGATTTCTTCCATATCTCCAACGTTGCTTAGTTGGCGAAAAGTTACATTATTTGCAGCAGTCCCCCCAGGTAGGGTTGCAGCAACTGTAAGACTATTAGAAACTCCCGCATCGTTTAGCAATGAAAAAGTTAAATTATTATTTAACCTTATACTTTGAGCTGTATTGCTCAAAAACTTATTAAAAATATCTGGAACGCTAATTAAATCTGCTAACGACGAATACCCAAGAATAAATCCCGACTTTATGGCGAGGACGTCCTTTACTTTCCCTATTGTAGCGGAGGGGATCGGATCGGATACTTGCGTCAGAGTAAAATCAAAATTTGAATTAAGAGCATCAACTAATAAGTTGTAGTTGTTACTCAGCTGCTTTTCAGAAGTTATTTTGTATGAGGCAAGATTTATTAGCGATGACATAAAGCTATTTTACCTAATTTAGGGGAAAAAGTAGAGTCATCTTTACGTCAAGCTCCGGTTAGTGCTACGGTTTAAATTTTTTCTAGTGAAAAGCAGCACTCGGATCTTCAAGCTTTTGCAAGAAAACAGTTGAGGCAAAAGCTTTTGCTGCAGCAAACCTACCTTTTTCAAGACTCTCCTTGCCTGCAGGAATGTTTTCTAATGTTTTTTCTAAATTATCGTTTCCTGG